TCAATCTGAATGTATAAGGAGTTTTGATAAATCTTCATTTGGATTGATTGCTTTTTTGAGTGTTCGAAGAATCAAGTCCTGGTTTTGACTCCTAGAGATTTGATACCCTTTAACTTCACCATTATAAAGATCTTGAATAACAGATAAATATAAACGTTTACGATTCAATCTGAATTCTGATACGTCAGTCACCCATGCGAGATTAGGTTCATCTTTTTTAAAGTCTCTTTTAAGCAGATTGGGTGTGATTTTATTAGATATTTGAGAGATGTAGCGGTATCTCTTTTTTCTTACTTTACAAACGATATGTAGTTCTTTCATGAGCTTAACGACCGTCTTATACGCTATTTTAATCTGATAAAAGTTTTGAAGTGCAAGTTTTATACGTCTATAGCCATAAGTTTTATTACTTGCTTCAAAAATATCTGAAATTAAGATTTTTATACGATTTAAAACAATTTGAATATTTGATATCTAACAAAACAATGCATGTGCTATACTTAGTTGATAATCTTTTTCATAATTTTGTTATACTAAAATTTATTACTTTGGAAATAATTATAAATAGGAAGGTTAAATTGTGGAGTTTATTCATTCAACCAAATATGATAAATCAAGACTTTTAGAGGTTTTAAGTCTCGATGATGTTGTATATGATAAAAATTTAGTAGGTACTTTTGAAAGCGTGAGTACTCGATATAAAGCACATGAAGAAATGTTTATTTTTGCCGTTGACGAATCTAATAAAATGTGCGGTTATATTTGCTTTTTTCCCATATCGAATAAATTGCGTAATGAACTTGAGAATGGCCAAGAAATGTTTGATGACAATATCTCGGCACAAGACATAAAACAATATAGTAAAAATGAAATTAATAATATATATATTATTTCCATCGCTGTATATCCTGAATATAGAGGGAAGGGGATAGGATTCAATCTTGTTAAAGATATGTTTAACTACTTAGGTAAACTATCGGGATTAGGTTATGAAATTGGAAAAGTATATTGCACTGTAACATCACAGGATGGATATAAGGTGTTTTCTAAGTTTAATTTTCTTAAAATGAATAGTTATGATATTGGAACCTTATTGTATTATGATTTTATATGTTATAAAAAAATGGATTTGTACCTATTTGTCCCGGTAAAAATAATTGGTGAACTTCAAGTGTATGATAATAAGAATGCTTTTATTGATTTATTAAATCTGACATTTAAAATGGAAGTAAATTCACTAATGAACCAAAGAGTTAAGCGATATTTTATTGATAATATTAAATTCTATCCAGAAGATGATTATGGTAACACAGTAAAAACAAAAATACTTGATGCCAATATATTCATATCAGCATATAAAGATATTGGCACACTTATTATTGAGTTTCCTTCCATATCGTTTGATCCAACCTATATTCTTGATCAAGCATCTAGAAGCAGCTTAAAAGTAAGTGCTCAAGATGGGAAAGAAATTTTATTAGGTAACTATTTAAATGATAATGGTTTTGAGGTATTAGGAAATATTAATCACTTACTGGTTTCAGCTAATAAGTTGAGTGCCTATTACAGACAATTTGTTTTATATGGCGAGGCATATTTTAATCGCATAGGATCAAAAATCGTATCTGAAGAAGCAAAAGAACAAGCTACTAAAAATATTGCACAGTATGAATTTGCAGATATATATTGCTCAAGTGTTGGCGTTGTATATGAAATTAACAATCCCATTCCATCCACAACATATGAACAAAGAATTGAAAATAGTATATTGATGATATTTATAAATGAAATACTAGCACTCGAAATGGCTTCTATAAAACTACTTCAAAACACTATAACCAATGAATTTGATAATTCACCAAAGCCTTCACTAAGTATCATAGAACAATTAATAGATAGTTTTGGTAAATACATTGTTTTATTTGAATATAATTATAAGTATCATCTTGCTAAATGTTTAAGTGACAAGATATCGGACATATTCAATATTAAATCAATGAGGAATGATTATTTTCAAAATATTGAACAACTTGAAAGAATAGTAGCGATTAGATCTGAAAAACTATCAAAAGAATTCTCCAAAAAGCAAGAGGCATTGTTTAAGATTGTTTCTGTATTCACATTACTTTTATCAATTAATAATGTAGTTTCATTACTTGTGGGTATTGATTTTACTTCAAAAATAGATTTAATTGTGTTTATTATTAGTGGTATTATTTGGAGTACTGCAATCATTTATTTATTGATAGCATGGATAAAACGAATGCGTAAAAATAAATAATCAGCAAAAATGAAACAAAATAATCCATTCAGAAAAACTGTATTGATTTAAATAGAAAGATCAATATTAGTGTATGCATAAATTAAGATCAGATATGGATATAATAAATATTCTAGTGCTTGTTAATGTAAAAAGATTTAAGAGAAATAATATTCAATAAACGAACAAAAAAGAAGTTTACACACGATTGTCAGCTTTACTCTTTGTAATAAAAGTGGCAAGATGCAATTATGTAGTCTAATACTTTAATAATATGTTTCTTTGGTTTTTTCACTTCTAGTATGTATAAACATAAAATGACTGTTTTTATGTTTATAGAGTACACACAATACCCAATTTTCAAGCAATATGGTGAACTCAACGCACTCGGACAACTTCAATCCTGCCCCTTTAAAAGCCGTTCTGAAATTTAATCCTTCAGTATCAGCGTGACAACAATAAACAACACCACCCGCTTTTAACTGATCCGCCATATTAGTGAAAGTTTTTGATAAAAAGGTGAGAAAATCACTATCCTTTTGCTTGTCATTTTGAATTTTCATACCAGTTGAACCTTCATAATCAACGTTATAAGGTGGATCGGTAAAAATCATGTCAACCAGTTTTCCATTAGTTAATGTTTTAACAATCTCCGGATCAGTGGAGTCTCCACATAGGCAGATGTGTGCCTCCTTGATTTAATCCTAACGAATTATGACACCTATTATTTTAGGTTTCATATAATACCATCCTCAAAATATTTAAGTGATCGATTAAAAAGATTCTTAGCATATTAATTCATTATAACAAATAAAAAAAAATTTGAAACAAAGTTCAAATCTTCAAGCATTCATTTGGGTTTGTGAACCAATTTTGATACAAAAACTCAAATTGACTCAATTCATGCAATTAAATTTTAGCACATTTTTCACCTTAATCTATAGCGATTTCGTTCCCAGCCAAAAATGAATTTTTATGCCTCGCAATGCCAAGAAATAGAATGTGTATCTAATTCAACAAAATAAGAATAATTGATGGTCTTATCGTTATATTGATATGTATAAAAAGCTTCTTTTGAAATGACGATGCAATGTGCGGATTGCAAACATTTATCGCCAAGATCGTTTTCGACAAAATCTCCATTTGAAAATACAAAGACCCATGGATTATTAATAACACTCCCACCAGAATAATATTTATCTACCATAAAGTCGGTAAAACTAGACGACTCTTTCAAGTTGTAAGAATATTTGCTAACCGCTGGAGTGTTATACATATTAGTTCCGCTAACAGTGTATAAATATTTAAAAGATCTCTCTTTTAGATAATTATATATACTTCTAGCATACATATTTGCGTAATCACTGCTAACCATAGAAGAATCAATATAAGCTCTAGGATTGGTAAAACCATATCCTTTGAAATAAAAAAGAGCCTTCCCTAGTGGATCAGGTAAGTCGCTTATTTCTTCATTTTTTAGTAATTTGCCATCAAAAAAAGAATTTTCAACATAGCGATTATCGTTATGACAAGCTGTTAAAATGAGAGTAGAGATAGCAACTAGAAGAGTAATCTTTTTCATATTTTCTTCATGAATAATAGTTATTAATGTGGAACCACTTCATAAGAAACAACATTGTTATTTTGATTGAATGTAATCTCAAATGTCGTAGGATCCATATAGTCTTTATAATATCCCAAATCGTAAATGTATATGACACCACCATATTGAGGTGGATATGTTTCAAGTGTTATTCCATTAGTTTGATCTGGAGTGCCAAGTAAATCTTTTGTTTCTTGAAGACTATAGCCACTAATATCGTATTTATCTAAAAAAGAATAAATGAGTAATCCACGATAATCGTGATTATTGTATGCATTCATCCATTTTTCTATTGTGAATGTTTTATAGTCTTCATATTGAATTCTTGTAGTAACAATACCAGTAATACCTATGATAAGAGCAACTACTAAAGGAATTGTTGATACTAATGTTGGTTTCAGCTTCTTTTTGCCTGTCTTGATAGTCATTAATAAATATCCGGTAATAGACGTTATACCAACAAAAATTAAAGAAACAATAATAATAAATAAAAACGCCATTGCTTTTAAAGAATCAGAAAAGGAAACTGATAATATCATTTGATTATAAAAGATAGAAGCAATGGCAGCGGCAATAACAAAAATAACGCCGCACGCAAGAGTAATAATAAATCCAACAATTGGTCTTTTTGTTTCCTTAATTTCCTCATCATCATTTAAATAACTTATGTCAACATTAAAATAATCAGCAATTAGTTTTAGGGTTTCTTCGCTGGGCTTTCCGCCACCGTTTTCATATTTAGCAATTGCGCTTCTAGAAACGTGAACAGCATTCGCTAAGGCCTCTTGAGAAAGGCCCGCTTCAATTCTAATTTTTTTAAGTTTATCTTTGAACTCCATAATTCGACCAACTATATTGTAACTGATTTTCATAAAAATAATTGTTACTTATTGTTACTTCGGTTGAAATCATACAATATTGTCTTATAAAAATTCTATTTATCTTTTTAAATAATCCATTATTAATAAATTGAAACAAGTTGAATTGAAGTTTTTAAGTTCTTTTTGAAAAGCATCAATTTCTATGTCATATTTTATGGTTCGAACGCTCCAAAATGTTGAAAATATAATAAAAAACACCCTTTTTAGGGCATTTTTTTCTATTAATTCCACCTTTGAGTTTTTGTATCAAAGTATGTCTTCTAATCTGGTACAGCCGATGGGAGTTAAACCCAAGATGCAACCCCTCTCATTGTAATCGTTCAATCGTGCAACCCCACCCCCTAATCGTTCAACTAGTAGGTTTACAATATTGTGTATTTTCCCTTATTTTTTGCCCTGAAAACCATTAACTATCACCGAAAATCATAGAAATCAGTATTAAATGGCCTGTTTTTAGCGTTTTAAGCACAAAAAAAGCCTTGATAATTGTATCAAAGCTTCACTAGGCAGATGGCACCATCTATGTAGAGAAAATACGCATGTTTTTCGCTTTTAAGGAAAGTGTCTTTTTTTGTTGAGAACAGGAAAATTCTCGTTATTGAAAAGAAAAGTGTCCTTTTTTACAAGTTCTTGTTGTTCTATGGAAACTGCTTGTTGTCAGTAGGAAAGAAAAATGACTATTTTCGAATGTTTCTCGTTTTTTTATCATTCTCTAATAAAGCAAAGATGAAGAAATTTATGTCCTTGAATTTAAGTGAAAATCGCCTGACTGAATGATTGAAAACATGTGTGTAAATACCTATTTTGATACAATTTGCGTACACCTCTTAAAAAGTGCGTACACCCTATCAAAAGTGCGTACAGTTTACCTCAAATGCGTACAGTTAAGCTGACCGATAAATTGGAATTTACACTTATGAAGATTGTCTATGATAATAAAGATATGTTGCATGCAACGTTTTTCTTAATTACTGAAACAGTATCTTCAATTGTATGTGTAGTTGTATCGATAACATTCTGAATTGATACCATTTTCTTGTACTTTATGTTCTTTGTAGTTATTGATCATTTACTGATTCATGAGTCTATATTGTATAGAAGAATATCCTCCTAATGTCAACTTAATCCTTTCGTGATTATACCAATAGATATATTCATCTATGGTTCTTATTAAGTCAGATAATGATTTAACTTTTTGTAAATAGATGGTTTCACATTTAAGTGTTCCAAAGAAACTTTCAACCACTGCATTATCATAAGCATTTCCTTTAGCACTCATCGATTGAGTAAATGATGACTTTTTAAGATAATTACGATATTTAGGTGATTGGTATAGAATACCTTGATCAGAATGTATAAGAGGTTTTGATAAATCTTCATTTGGATTGATTGCTTTTTTGAGTGTTCGAAGAATCAAGTCCTGGTTTTGACTCCTAGAGATTTGATACCCTTTAACTTCACCATTATAAAGATCTTGTATAACAGATACGATAGTCTTTAGGCGTTTGAAAAAAGCGCTCTTTACCATAAAGCCTATACTGATAGACCCATCTTGCAGGTAGTGTATCATTTAGACTTCCTGATGATAAACACATATCATATTTACGCGCTGATTGGCTGTATGAGAGTTCATTTTCAATGATGTCTAAAACGACCTTTAATTTGAATTCTCCGCTCCATAGTCTATTCTTTTTCTTTTTATCCGTCATATGATGCTCCTGCATATACTTGTATTATAACAAAGTACAACTTTTTGGTATCAGTTCATTTTTCTGCAACAATGCTTTTAACTTTTTCTTCAAGAATGTCTAGATCAAATTTAAGTCCGCTTATCTTTTCATCGTATTTTTCAGTCGCAAATGAAATAGTTATAACGTCCTTTAAAGCACCATCAACAGCGCTAAATGCTTCTTTTAGTTTTCCCACCAATCCGATAACTTTTACAACAATTGTAATAATAGAACCTATGGCAACAAGTACACTTGAGCTTAATATTTAAACCTTTAATAGCTTCTGCCATACTCTCACCTCCTAATGACTAAAAAAGCCGACTGGTTTTGTCGACTTTATTGGAATAATTATTTATGTGTCTTTAACACCAATGTGTTATCGTGCCGATGTTGATGTTGGTATAATTCATAGAAATATTTAATCCGACTCCTCTTATTTCAAAACCAAATACTTGAATAGCATAATCGTAGTAGCCACTATTCTTGTTATGAACACTTGGTTCTATCCATACGGGCTCACTGCCATCTTCAGGGACAGTATAAACAAATGCTGATTTTACCCTCAAACCAAACTGAATATCGTTATTAGCGATGTAACTAGCATTATTAGCCATGACAAAGTTACCATTACCATCGTTATAAACGTTGTAATAAATAAATGTATGGCCTTTGTATGTAAAGGTTTTATCTTCCATTACAGGTGTATCGCCAATTAAATCAGCAGTAAAAGTAATTGAACCGCCGTTTGGCTGGCATCCAGCTAAAAGACAAGAAACAATAGGGAGTAATAGTAACGAGAATACTTTTTTCATATAATTATATTTTACACGATAACCCCACTGAAGTCATCAATTAACCTAAAAAGGCATCAATATCTGTTTGAGTTGCATTTCTACTGCCACCATCTTCATAGATAGATTTTTGTAATTTGACTATGTCAAGATAAGTAGCAATATCGAAGAATTCCGAATCACGAATACAAGTTGATATGACTTTATACGCGATGAATTTTACTTTTTTGGGATTTTTGAAAACGCACCTATTTTTGCTCTTTAAAAAATGGTTCTAATGCTCGAAAATGTTGAAAATATAATAAAAACACCCTTTAGGGCATTTTCTATGAATTTCACCTTTGATTCATTGTATCAAAGTATGTCTTCTAATCTGTGTTGGGTGACCTATTTTGATACATTACAACACCCCAATCAAAATTTACTACACCCCTAGTGTTTTTTACTACACCCCTACGGAATTTACTACACCCCGAAATTGATGGCTTTATTAGGTGATTTTGAGATTGATATTCATGTCTGATATTACCCAAAAAAAGTATACATCTTTCCTATCTAGGTATATCATTTACTCACTGAGGAGTTCATAAACTGTAGTTATTGAATTGTTAATTATAATTACTAAATTTCGCTCTTATATTCATCTGGTACTGGCAGATTAAACGCTTCACAAAGTAATTTAACATCCTGGATATCTTTATCCTTAAATTCATATCCACGATGAAATTCTATTTGTGACTCTGCGTTGATGCAATTTACAACTAGGTTATCTATTTTACCAACACCATCAAAAATAGTACCTGAAAACTCTATACCATCATAAATTATATTTTTATCAATAGTCCATCTAAATATGTGTAAATCAACAATTCTATCTAAAGAATCCTTCCATACAGTATGATCGTGTGTAGTATAGGGTTCAACAACTTCTCTATAGTTCTTATCTAATAAAATTTTAATAAATGTGTCACGATTCTCTAATTCTATAAATAAATCTATATCATTGTGTGGTCTTGTTTGTCTTCCTAAGAGAGCATCAACTCCCCATCCCCCATCTAACCAAACTGCAATACCATTATCTAAACAATAGTTTATAATTTCAATAGCATCAGCTTTATTAACCATTAGAATTACCTCCTTTTTTCAAACTACTCATATTTACTCAATAAAGTATATGGTTTCCTATCTAGGTATACTATTTTCCCATTTAAGACATCATAAACAGTGATTATTAAATAATGCACACTTTATATTATAACCTCTTTTTAAGTTTTAGGAAAGAGGCATGAACCTATTTAATTATTTCCTGTTTCCTTTATAATTCTGATTATTCGGATTCAATTGATTAGCATGGTTATTATTGTTTGCTCGATTTGCAGAATTGTTTGAGTTGCGTTGATTAGCATAATCATTCACTTGTTGTCGTGAATGTGTCTTGCCAGAAACTCCATTGCTTTTACTCATCGTTTAATCCTCCTCACTAAATTCGTCTGGTAATCCAAAGAAATCGCAAAGAACTAAGTAAGCAGCATATCGCTTAGCTTCTTTCTTTGATGTTGCATAATTGAATATTCTCTATATATAAATTCATCTTTATCAAATATTTTTACTAACTCATTTTCTTCAAATTTAACATATAACTCAGTTATTTTTTTCCTATTTTCTGGTGTTAATTCATTCTTTTTATCTCCTATGGATTTTCTAAGTTTGCTGTAAATATTCGAGGCATCTATTAATTGAATTTTCCCTTTTCTAGCATCGCTTTTATTTTTGGACAATATCCAAACATATGTCTGAATCCCTGTGTTATAAAATAAATCTGTCGGCAGTGCAATGATGGCTTCAATTAAATCTTGTTCTATCATCCACTTTCTTATTTGGCTTTCTCCTGATGATGTATTTCCAGCAAATAAAGAAGATCCATTTTGAATTATTGCAGCTCTACCTATTTTGTCATCCATTTTATCTATTGCAGATTGCATAAATATTAATTGAGAATCTCCACCAGAAGGTAATCCTGCTCCCCATCTTGAATTGCCTAATCCTTTGTTATGCTCTTCTCGTACTGCACTCTCTTGTCCTTCTTTAGCATCTTTACCACTCCATGGTGTTCCAAACGGAGGATTTTCTATTAAGTATCTCATTTTAACATTCTTGAAACAATCTTCTTTAAAAGTATCTGCATGTCTAAAATTTCTAGCATCTTGTCCTTTAATCAACATCTCTGCTAAACCTACTGCATATGACTGTCCCATAAATTCTTGGCCAAACAGCCTAATATCAGCTGAAGGATTAATGTGTTTTAAATATGAATATGCTGTAGAAAGCATTCCACCTGTTCCACAAGCTTGATCGCACACAGTAATGACTCTATGTTCATCAAATATATCATCACTTCCTTCAGCAGTTAATATCGATACTAAAGTCTTTATTATATCGCGACCGGTATAGTATTGCCCAGCATCAACATTTTGGTAGAATCTTCCAATCAAATCCTCAAATATATATCCCATTTTAATTGAATCATAAGTTTCCGGATTTAAATCTAGTTCAGAGAATGACTTAACAATTGAATATAAGCATCCTCCCTTATCCATTTTATCTATATGATTAAATAAATCTAATTCCTTCATTATTTCTTGAACATTGGGCGAGAACCCTTCGATATAATTCTTAAAGTTTTCTGAAAGTTTGTCTGGCTCATCAAGTAATTTTTTTAGAGTATAATCACTTACATTATAAAACTGAAATCCCGCTTCTTTTTCAATTTTTAGAGTTGGGTAGGCTGGATTCTCCTTAAATAGTTTTACTACCTTTTTCTTAGTTGGTTGTAATGCACATTCAAATCTACGAATAATGGTCATTGGAATAATTACATCACCATATTTATCAGGCATATATGTCCCACGTAATTTGTTAGCAATACTCCATATAAAGTTAGAATCTGATGACACATCAATTAAATCATCATCCCACATCAAATCAAGTTTTTTATTTACTTTCATTATTTTTCTCCTCCATGATAATATTATATTTTATGAAAAGAGGAGATAATTTCCTCTTAGCTTTTATTGATGGTGTTGTTCTATTTTTTTCCCATCTATTAACCGTGGCAAAAGAAACATCAAGTAATCTTGCCAATTCTTGCTGTGAGACTAACATTTTATCTCTTAAAGATTTAATTAATATAGAATAATTCATATAGTTATCACCCAAAAGTATTACAACATCTTTATAACATTTAAACAATATAATATAATAATATTTCAACCAAACCTAAAAAAATTTTAGGTAATCGTTAAATTGTATGGTAATCGTTAAATTGTATGGTAATCGTTAAATTGTATGGTAATCGTTAAATTGTAGTTATGTTTAGGTATAAAGCGACTAAAAATTCATTATAAACTTGTGTTTCTATTCTAGCTATTAATTTGTGGCAGATGGAATATAGGGGTTTTCGCCCTTTATTCCAAATAAAAAAGGTCAGACACTTTTGTATCAAACCTATGCTTTCAATATGGTACAACCGATGGGAGTCAAACCCAAGATGCAACCCCTCTCCTTGTAATCGTTCAATCGTGCAACCCCACCCCCTAATCGTTCAACTAGTAGGTTTGCAATAGTATATATTTCCCCCTATTTTTTGCCCTGAAAACCATTAACTCTCACCGAAAATCATAGAAATCAGTATTAAATGGCCTATTTTTAGCGTTTTAAGCACAAAAAAAGCCTTGATAATTGTATCAAAGCTTCACTAGGCAGATGGCACCATCTATGTAATGAAAATACGCATGTTTTTTGATTTTAAGGAAAGTGTCTTTTTTTTGTTGAGAACAGGAAAATTCTCGTTATTGAAAAGAAAAGTGTCCTTTTTTATAAGTTCTTGCTCTTCTACGGAAACTGCTTGTTGTTGGTAGGAGAGAAAAACGATGTTTTAGACTGATTTTGTCTTGATGAGGTTTATCGTTGATTCAATCTGGGTAGTCACAAAATCATTGATGCTTCCGTAGTTAGTTTCGATAAATGACTTAGTTTCTTGGTTCAGTTCTTTCAATACTTCTTCTTTAGCAAGAGTCAATGCTACTTGTTGTGCCTCTTGATCAAACTTGCCGCTCTTCTTGAGTGAGTCGACATAAGTTTGGGTAACGCTTCGAACGGCACGTTCAACAATCGTTGTGAGGCCAGTCAAGATGTTCCTGGTCTTTTCATCCTTAATCTTTTGATTGATGAGTTGAATGAGCTTTGTTCCACCTAATGTGATAAGAGGTAACACAACTGACGTAACGACAACGCTGATGATTGAGATGATGATTTCATTCATATTAATTAGTTTCCTTTTCTAGCATATTTGGCTTTGCTCAAGCTTTTAACATCCCGTTCAAGAACGGCCACACGGGTAGTCGTATCGGTATTGATAACCTCTAACTTATCAAGTCGCTTTTCGATGCGTTCGGTACTCGACTTGATATAAGAAATGTCGGAAATGATGATTCCTTCGTTTTTCCCGGAGAGTTTGTCTTCTTTCTTATTTGCTCGTTTGAAAGCTAGATAGGCAAATAAGATTGTTGATAGGGCGCCGATGACACTGATGACGGTCAAGACGGTTTCTATTTCACTCATGGTTCTTCACCTCCTTAAGATATTGAATGATGTTTTTAAATTCGCTGAGCGAGTGCTCATTTTGCAGTTTGTAGTTTTGCTTATAGACCTGGAGTTTTTCAATGGTTCCTGGAGTTAAAGTAAGCGACCATTCGCCCGTCGAAACGAAGCGTAGTACTTGTTCTTCAATCCGATATAGGTGCCACATCGTTTTCGTCTGACGATCTTCATTTAGATAAGTTTCAAAGTAGTCGATAACCTTCCCGAGATATGTTTTGAAGATTGAGGCAAAGTCCCTGGTTTGATAGCTTTCATAGGTGGTTATGAATTCTTCCTTTATATAAAGTGGAGTGTTACCAATGACTTCATCAGGAAAGATGAGAAAGAGATTTGCCAAGCTCGTTTCGAACTCCATCTTTTTAATCCAGAGATCCTTGCTAAAAATGAAGTATTCATTCTTCGTTTCATAATCGACGATATGATCCATGCCGCTATACCCGTCGAGGACAACACCGATATCTTCATCGGAGTTTTCGTTATCCACGCCATAGGCTTTTGAACCCATGCGATAGATAAGTAGAATCGTGCTTAAAGGAAAGTTCTTTCTAATGAATTCCATAATTACCTCCATACCTGAACATCGGCGACCCGATGTCCGGAATCTGTCGTTGATGAATAAAGTGAGATTTCGCCACCAGAATACTCGACGATAAAGTAATAACTCGTCTGTAGATATAGGTAGGAAATGTTTGTTAGCGATGAACTGCTAATGAGTCGTCCCGAAAATGTCAGCGAGACCTGGTTGTTAAGTCGCACAGTGAATAGTGTTTTATTGAGGTTCAAAGAGGAAACATCATATCTAGCGATGGTTGCTCCATATGCCGAAAGCGGAGTCAAGAGCATTGAGCCGTAGTTTTGTTCAATGTAAGTTTTAAGAGCCGTATCTAAACTCGCAAGTCGTGTACCTAAAGACTTGATTGAGGGAACTATGAAACTGCTATCGAGCGTGAGTGACGTTGCCGTCTTTTGGTATCTAGCTAGTGGCAGTTCATAAATCCCTGCTGTGTTATGTAAATTGTTCTGCGTGAGGGTGGGATAGGTTGATATTCCTTCCTTCGCATAGAGTGTAATGGCATTCGTCGCTAAATCGACTTTCAGAATTAGATATCCGTATTTCACTGAATCGAGGATGATCGCTACCTGGCTATTGGATTCAACGAGTATTAGGCGTCCATAAACTGCCACTACACCCTTGGCGACTGTCAAAAGATTATTGCCGGCTGTAACTGTGCAATCGTTATATAGACCTTTAATGACTCCTGCGGGAGTTAGATCGAGTAGATGATAATAGAAATCAGCATCATCTTTAGATGAAACTTGACTTCCATCAAATGTTATTTTGCGTATGGCCATATTATTTCCTTCTTTCTATCATTTTCAATTTCTCGGTCAGTTTCATGCGATGTTCTCCGAGGATTATCGAACATTCTTTTAAAGTTCCTTTGAACGCTATTTGGCTGAGAATCGATGGAATGGATTTTGTCTTTGTGATGAATTCGACCTGATCGCCGAGAGCGATGTTCTTAAATGGGGTAAATATTTGATTGTCCATCGTGACATCAAATGTTATGGCATGAAGGAACTTATCTTTTATTAATGCTTGTTTAGCAATCACTAATGGATCATCGCCGCTTTGATATTCGATATATGAATACTTGACTGGTGTTACTCGTAATGGATGACTCACATTCGTAGTCACACTTCCATCAGCTAGAAGGTAATAAGTTAGTGTCGGTAGACTATCACCATAGAGGATCGCTTTATTAATGGGGATGTTCCCGTCTTCATTGATGGATAGATTGCGAAGTAAGGCCAAATCATAACGGAGTTTCATTGTCGTTACGGCATCGAGAATCACCATTTTTAGATGGGTGATTTCTCCGTTTACAATGCCCAATCTAGTTTCGACTCTTAAGCCATTTGTCGCATTGAGTTCGCTAATTAATTGAGCGATGGTTTTTACTTCGGCTTTCGTAACACTGATTACTCCTTGGGCAATGCTTTCATTTCGCACCTGGAGATAGCTCATGTTCTGCGTTGGATCGGGATTAGTAATGAGATTATTCGTAATCAGTGATTTGATATGTTCTCCTAGATTACCCAATGGGTAATTGACAGTGAGATATTCAGTTTCAAGAACGCTATTGAAGTGAGTTGTGTTAATCTTCGTTTTGATTCCTTCAGCGCTTATCTTCTTGACGATTCCGATATAAAAGAAGCTCCGTTCATGCAAGATAGCGATATCTTCTTGAGTGGTGTTACTACCACTACCACTGATTACGAAAGATGATTCGCTATTGATGACGGTATCTAACACAATCTCGAAACTTTCAATCGGGAGATTGGCTTTAAAGGTGAAATCAAGGCGGCTATAGATGAGTAGGTTCATAGCTAGACACCTTCAAAACTTTCTTCAATTCTTAGATAACATGTTGCTGGATCACTCGTTCCGGGATAGAAGACGATTTCCGATTCGCCTTTAGGAATCGTTAGAAAATTCTTACAAGTGAAATCCTGAAGTTGATAGGCATTTTCATCAGCGACTTTGATGTATTCATCTTCGGGAATGCTCGACATGGAGACAATATCTTCGCCTTCATAAAACAATCTAAACGTTCCTATCGTTTCTCCGTTTTTATTGACGATGACATATGGGTTTTTCATCCTTCCTATAATCTTGAGACTTAGATAGGCATCGGCGTCACCACTATTTGTAATCTGCATGGATCCATTAGCGTTAGCACCATAGGTATAGTGATAGACATAAGGGAACTCTTTAGCGGATTCGGTTGTCGACACTTCGAGCGCGAATTCGCTATTACGATACCAAGGGGATAACTTCACGATGGTGAGGTTACTTTGGAGGCTTCCAAACGATATCTCACCTTTGGTGATTTCTTTAAAGGCTATTTTACAAAGATAGGTTTCGTTCGTCTTATACTCAAGGAACAGCTTGATCGCACGTGAGATGAAAAGGACAAAGTCTTTATATCCGCTATAACCTTCTAAAAAGACGAGCCCAAGCGTAATATCGCCAAGTCCATGGCTGATTCTTGCTAATGAATAACGATCACGAAAGGCTAGGTACTCGTTCTCTCTTGTGATGCCTAGGCCTTCAATGCCGTTGATGAGAACTTTGCCAGTGAGTTCAATGCTTTGGCCATATTCATTGATGATTTTTAGGGAGCGCATCAGTAGGCACCCCCTAACGCTTTATTGATAGATTCAATATCGAAGCTACTACTCGAAGTGTTAACGACGACATTGTTTGTCCTATAGGCATTCTTGGTCTCGCTTTGGTTAGATTGAAAAAGATTTCCGGAAAATAAACCGCCAAAGAAATTCTTAACGCCATTGAAGAAATCGCCGATACCCTTAAAGGCTTTGCTGATATTATCTATGATCCAACTGATGGCATTGATAATTTGTTCGAGTAACCAGAGAACGGGTTCAAGAACAGTCGTCAGTACTTCAATGGCTGGAACTAAAATCGCACCAATGACATCGCTCATGATGGTGAGCAATGGGGCAAAAACTTCAAGCAGTAACTTGATAAAATCAAGTTGAAGAATAAGAGGCGCTAAAAATAAATCAATGAGCGGAGCGAGGACTTCCATCAATACTCCGAGGGCATTCGCCAACGTGCCAATCAAAGATAGTATCGGGTCGAGTATGGCAATGATGATATTAAGGACGGGAATCAAAATCGCCACGACGATATCGATGATGCTTATCAATACATCCGCGACAATATTTAATAGCGAAAAGACCACTTCAATGATCTTGGTCAGTGGCACAAGGATGGCATTGATAATCTTGGATAAAGCATTAAAGAGCACTCCAATGACATTGACGATGAGCGTCAGTATCGTTTTAATCGGCTCAAGAATACTTAAAATAACACTCAATGCTTTTGTAAGAATGTTGGCGACGATATCGACGACAAGTTTGACGATGGGAATAAGAGAAATGATGATCTCGATGATCAGATTGATGATACTGATTAAGGGTGGAAGGACTCTATTTGTTAAGTCGATGACGACATCTAAAACGACTTTGATGACTTCGACCACCACTTCAATGATCGATATTAGCGGAGGGAGCACTCTTTCCAAAAGGCCGACGAGGGCATCAATGATTAGAGTTAATGCGCTTGTAATGGTTTCAAGTAAAGGAGAAAGTGCCGAGACGAGTTTTCCAATGAGTTCCCCAATCGGTTCTAGAACCTTTTGAAGAGTCTCGAATAGACTTTTTAATAGTGCCTGGAATCGCTCGTTTTTAAGTAGCAAAACAGCTAATGCTGCCACCAAAGCGATGATGGCTACTTTCCCTAAACTTAGTCCCTGAATGAGACTTCCAAGTTTTAGTCCGGATAATGCCGTTTTCATTTTAGAGATAAACGGGATCGCTTTGGCGACGGCAACGAGCACTGGTCCAATGGCCGCCAATACACCAACAAGAACTGCTGTAATCTTCTTCGTCGAAGAGCTAAGGTTATTCCACCACGCAATGATGTTTTTGGCCGCGGGAATGAGCCTTGTTTGAATGACATCAGTAATCTTTTCTAGGACGGGAACAAAGGCGACTGAAAGTTTCATTGCTAGTGACTGAGCGGATTGTTTGAGTTTATCAAGACTATCAGTGAATCTTCCCGCAGTCTCTGCTTCTTCTTCAGTGATAAGTCCGAGGTCTTCTACTTCATCTTTTAATGTCGAAATTTCGCCACTTGTGGCACTGATCACCTGGGCAAGTTCAGCGCCGATTTTATCGCCAAAGATTTGATTTGCGACTGCCACTCGTAAGGTCTCATCTTCTAGTTCTGAAAGAGCATTGCGAATCAAGTTGAAAGCATCGTCGGGAGATAAGTCAATCAAGGCTTCTGTCGATAACCCGATTTGGCGAAGGCTCTCTTCGTATTTACTTCCGTTCCCTTGGGCGATGTCACCAAGGAGGGAATTGAGTTTGATGAAGGACTTCTTCATTGTTTCTTCTTCAACCCCAAGTATCTTGAAGGCATATGCCCACTTTTGATAGGCTTCAGTAGCTAGATAGACCTTCTTAGCGTTGTCACTAATTTCGTCGGCGGTCTCCATCGTCTTTTTGGTTAAGATGCCTAATGCCGAAACAGCACCGATTATCGGTGCCGTCACATACTTAGTGAGATTTGTGCCAATCTTGTTTAATTGGTCAAGATTAATCGAACCAAGGGACTTAATCTTATCCTTGGTGATTTGAAGTTCTTTATTGAGTTTTACGATGTCTGTTTCGGTGTACTGCACCGAACGTTTCAAGGAGTTGAATTCTTCTTCGGATATCGCACCGATTTGAACGGCTTTCTTGGCTTCTTCTAATTTGGCATTTTGGGCTTCAAGTCTCTTCTTGGTGGTTTCAAGAATTGAATTGAGTTTATCTTGCTTTTCTTGCCAAAGGTCAAGATTACCGCTATCGAACTTGAGGGCATTGTTAATTGCTTTAAGGTCTTTTTGTTCTTCCCTTAATTCTTTGGTAATATTCTTGAGATTCTGTTCGAGTTCAGTCGTATCTAGACCGAGCTTAATGTTAAGACCTTTAATGGTTTCAGCCATATCTAGAGCCGACCTCCCTTCTTAAAGTAAAAATCGATCGATATCGCTTTGGGTAGCCTTTCGATTATTTCCCCCACCGACATGGGTAAGTTCTATCTCAATGATTTCGGCGTAAGTGGCGATATCGAAGTAACGGCTCTCACTTATCTGAATGCCGAGTTTGGCAAGGTTCAAGATGATGGAGGCCGTTATGGGTGGGGAATTTCTTTTTTTGGTTGTTCGTCGCCTTTTTCTTTAACTGTTCCCAAAAGCTCGGCAATCGTGTTAGCAATCACTTCTAACTCTTTGACATCACTTAAGATGGCAAAGTCGAATCCATTAAGGAACTCGTCATAACTTTGATTGGTAAAAGGCTTATGGAGTATATAGGTGATGCGAAAGATGACATCGATGACCGTCGATAAGGTCGTCAATTCTTCTTTACTAGAAATAGTGTCGAGGACGCTGATGTCGCTAAAGAGTTCACTACCGAAGGTATTCTTATAGCTGATAATCGAAAACAATGAGCTTTTTAAACGGTACTCTTTACCACGGATAATTAATGTCTTTTCCATGTTCGCTCCTAACTAACGATCGTCGGTAACTGCGGCGCGACATATAAGAAATCACCATAGTTAGTGTCTTCTGAATTTGCAATCACGTGGGTGATGAGGTAGTTGCCTACTTCGATTGGACGGGCGACGATGCTGAGGGTGATTCCGTTGGCTTCAACGCTTTCGCCTTTAGTCTTGGTCGCTTCGTTGATTGGAGTCACCGAGCAAAGATAGAACCAGACACGACGACCTTTGGCATCGCCCTGGAACTCAAAGCCAAGCGCAAAGGTTTTGACGGGAGCGTTCGTCACTTCAACGAGATTCCCGTTGGCGAGTTTCTTATAGCCAAGTACATCAACCTTAAACTCATCAGGAATTTCCGTGACTTTAAGCGAGATGTTACGTCCGGCATTTTGCACAAGGGTTGCAATCACGGAATCATCGGCATAGACGCTTTGGCTTCCACCGATGACTTCAGTCGATAGTTCCTGGGCTCCTGGTAAGGCTTCTGAATTACCAAAAGTCCATTCACCACCAGCACTTTGTGTGGCTAGTGAATAGCGGACATTTTTTAGTCCAAATGTTACTTTGTTAGTTGCCATTTTAATATCCTCCTTTAGATATAATTTCAACTTTGTAAACGCGATTGATTGAATAGTCGTCGTTTTGAAATGAACTGATGAGGGTGGGAATGAAGCCACGACCTTGAAGGGTTTGTTCGAACTTGACAATCAAGGCCTCGTTTCTTTTCCGAGTGACGACTGAGATTTGATATTCGACTTTGTAAAGTTCCGCTATGTCGTCTCTAGCAATCGGTCGTTTGGAGATGATCTGAAAGACGATGTATGGAAGTTTATTTGTTTCTTCACTATCATCAGAACGGTTGTGGAAGTAAAAAACATTGGGTGTCACACGCTTTAAGATGTTATGGATGGGATCATTATGTAGAGCCATAGGCGATTATCCTTTTTAAGTCTTCAAGCATCTTTGGTGAAAAGGTGTCATAAGCCGGTCTTAGAAACGGATGAGCGGGAACGTGTTTCCCACTCGTATGGCGAAATCCCAGTTCAATAAGATGAACGATTCGTCCCTTGCTCTTACTAGAGATGTAGATTGTTACATTCTTTCCTTCACCGATGATGGTCTTAATAAATGAATCTGCAAGGTGACTATTACTATCTCCTCGCGGTGCGTTTTCCTTAATATAAACAAGTATTTCATCGGCACACTCATCGATTCTTTTTTCAAGCAAATCAACACTTTTATTAGTGTAATCAGTGATAATTGACGAGATTTTGCTAGCAATATCATTCATAGTTGTGCCATCCATAGAAGTCTTCTTTGCTAAGACGGGTTTCGCTTAAGTAGAGTTCCACGAACTGTCCACCAACAAACGTTCGCTCGATTTTGTAGAAATGCTCATCGATCATGACGAACTTCTCATTTTGATAAAGAAAGGCATTGATTGATACCTTGTAATCGATGTTGACCTTCGTTTCCACGGAGGCTTTCCATTCTTCCCGAGTGAGACTTCGGGCAATACCAATCGCCTTTCTAAGATTAGTGATTTGATACTTCTCTCGCTCTTTAGTTACTTTTAGTAGTGAGATGACAATGTTTGGACTGTTAGGAAAGGGCATAACTATGTCCCCTTAGTTAATGAAACTTGCTTCAGAAGAAAATAGAATGCTTCCGGTAGTTCTTTCACGCTTCCATCACTTTGAAATCCGAAGAACGTCTTCACGTAGATGATCACGAGCGTCGCCACTTCTTTGCTTTCAAGAGCGGTTCCACTCACCCCAGTGGATTTCACTAGGGCGAGTGCGCTATCGATAAGTGCGGTGATTTCAAGGTCGGCAAATGTTTCCGTCTCGGGAATCAATAATGATTTCTTTACCAAAGGTAATAGGTTTTCGCTCGCACTCATCATGAATATCTCTATTCAGCGGTTGGAGTCGCAACCTTCTTAACGCGTAAGAAGCCTTTATAAGCCGTGACGTTTCCGCCGGCGAAAAGTGAGGCACGATAGACAATGATGCCTTCTTTAAAGCGGTTCTCAGTGCTCTTTTGGATATCAAGACCCGAGAAGATGGCTAACTCGTAGTTGTTGAGTGAACCATAGGCAAGACATAAGGTGTCCGCTGCCGTTCCACTATCGGTTAAAGCTGGACATTGACTGGAGATGATATAAGGAACGTTATCGATAGTATGAAGGGTTGTATCCACTTCATAGACTTTTCTTCCGTCGGGATGACGAAGGGTAGCGAACTTGTAGAGATCGCCGATATTTAGAATCAAACAAGCTTTTCCTTCGACTTCTTCATCGCCACCATAATTAAAGATAATTTTGGTGAGGGTGTCGGCATCGATGTCTGATAATTCAAGTGGCGCGCTGTCTTCAAGACATTTGGCATCGTTTGAAAAGATACCTGTGAATTGGTTTGCTCCACCATTTCCGTTAATGATTTGCTGAATCAGCTTCTTCTTAATCGACACGTTGATGTTCTTTAAGACTTCAGCTTGGTAGTTGATGGCTGGAAGTTTTTCAAGTTCTTCGGTGATCTCGGTTAAGACGGTGATCTTAGCGCGATTGATGTCAACATAGTCGACCACTGGTTCGCTGGTACCTTGATAGGTTTGTCCTTCAGTCGTAAGTCCGGCGATGCCGTAGTCTTTGACATACGGCTTACGATAGCTTTCGCCACCGCTTAAGTTAATGACATTAAGTCCGTCGGCGAGTCGTGAGACAACCGGGAAGGGGATAGGTGAGAGGGTCGTCGAAACATGAGCGGGTAGCAAAATTTCTTCTGTTGAAACCGTGATTGTCCGCTTTTCTTTTAAATCAAGACCACGTTTTTCGAGGACTTCTCTATTTGAACTCTTGGTTTCAGTGATTTGAATTGGTTCAAATTTTCTCATCATCTCGAGTTTCTTGGCTGTCATCGCCCTCTCTTCGTTAAGGGTATCAACTTCTTTTTCAAGTTTTTCAAGTTCCTCAAGACTTGCCGTTTCACTGACTTTTCTAATCTCGGCGAAGCGGGCTTCAATTTCTTTCATTCTTTGTGCTAAATTCATATTTTCCTCCGATTTTGATGTGAATTCTTTTTCGATATAGATTCATCGTTCTTTGTTCGATTTCCTTATCCAAGGCCGCTAGATCCATATCCATGGTTTCTAGACTTCGGGCATAGATTGATGTGTCTTCATAGGCTGGTGTATCGACAATCGAAACATCATAGAGTCTTTCAATTGCCGTAATTCTTCGTTTAGGGATGGTTCCACTACGATCCCAAACCTGGTCTTTGACCGTAAACGCAAAACTCATCTTGTCGAGAAGGTTTGCCTTCACCATCTGATAGATGTCGCGGTTCGAATTGGTATCAAGAAGACGAGCGGTCACTTTTAAACCTTTTTCGTCGACGGTCAAAGTTAAGGAATTATTTCTTGTTCTAGCGATAACTAAGAAGTTATCTTGATGATTATATTTAAGAGGGACATCCTTCATATTGGCGGTTGTTAAAGCATTGCGATCAATGGTTTCGAGGAATCCTCTTGTTTCATCCCCAATGAGTGTTTCCGTATCAAAAACGATGGCATAGCCTTCTAGCACCATCTCGTTATCAAGTTCATTAAATCGTAAATTGGATAAACGGATTTCTTTGTTCATTAAAAATACCACCTCTATACAAGGTTGATTGTATATAAGGTGGCTTTCGCTTTTAATGGTCAAACTGAAGACTTCTAAAAATAAATTTTCAAAAAATGCGATATTACGAAAAATAAATTGTATGTTTATTTATAAACACAAATAACGCTGCACATTCTTTCGCAAAAAGTTACAGCTAAATTAAGTGATCCGTAGATTCATCGATAATCTACTGAAATATAGAAAGGGGTGAAAAAATATGACCGAATCAGAAAAACTTCAAAACGTTAGTAAAGAAGCGAGAAATCTTTTTGAACTGGCGACTTCCGAAAGAAAGTATATGCCATACAAGAATGAATTTTCATTCTTTGATGACATCCTTGATGCTTGCTTTGCATATTCAAAGTTTGACGTAGTTTTAAAAGTGCTAAATGAAAAAACTTCATTACTAAACGAACTCTTGAATGTACAAGCCATTTCGACTTATAAAGTTATTAAAGAATCCTATAATAAATTAGTATTCACTATTATACTTTAGTCGCAAAAGTCTCGCATAATCACGTGTGAGACTTTTTTTATTCTTTATCTTCACCTACTTGATAGAGATTCGCTTTCGTCTGATCTACGAAGTTGAGACTTTGTAATCTCTTATCGCCACCCTCTACTGGTTCTAGACCAAGCAAGGAACGCGCTTCATTGAGGCTCATGAGTCCGAGACCCATGAGTTTTTCTATTGCGTTTACTTTGGTATTCCATGACGCATATTGAAGTCTTTCGCTATAAAAGATGATTTGCTCACCTTTTTTTCGTTCTTCTTTGGTGAGTAACACTCTAGAGAATTCTTCGCTTAATTGAATGGAAAGTTGTTCAATGGTTCCTTCGTAGAAAGCATTGAATTCTTCTTCTGTGTATTTGTTGAGATAAATCGGCTTACTAATGCCGAAGTATGAGAGGACTTTTTCGTTTAGAAATTCTAAAGTGGCTGCATCAACGAGTTTGGGATCGCTGTTTAATGGAACATAGTCAGCTTTAAGATCCACTGGGATGATGGCGGAGTTATTATCTTTGATCGAACTACGAAGGGCGGTATCAAAGATGGCTTTTTGTTTGTCCTTATCTTCCTGGGAAAGCATCGCATTCATCTTCAATAGACCTTTAATCTGCAAGGATGATTTGATGGCATTATCGATTCCCACTAAAATCGAGTCGTTAATTGATACTGTCTTAATCAGTGTTGCATGATCGCTTAGTGCCCCATTACCGCCGAATACGTCATTTTCGCAGTAAAACCTACGCAAATGGATGACATTTTCGTATGGAAGCGTGTATTCTTCGCCACTATCAAAGAAGAATTTGAGAAATAACTCGCCTGTCTCATCCTTACTTGCTTCCACCGTCCTAGGACGTAGGGGAAATAGCCCTTCAAGATTTCCATCTATGCTCGTTAAGGGATAAATAAAGCAGTTGTTATTGATGAATAATAATGAAACCACTCGATAAAGGAAAGTCGTTGGGTTCATGATATGATTGGGTGCATTTTTGAGAAGAAAATTGATATCACTATCGCTTTCGACAAGGGTATCTTTTTCTTTTTTGATGTGCCTTGGCTTAAGCTTTGATGCATGACTCGCTATCCGGTCAATGGCAATTCGCACGGTGTCGCTATTGAGAATGTTGGTGCCAAAGCTAGAAAAGACCGCTTCGATGTTGAGCGGAAGAATTCCAGTCACGCTTTCTTTTTTCTTACGTTTAAATAGCCCCATTACTTTATCATCCCTTCATATTCGATTTTGTAACGATTGAGGACAGCATAGGCAATGATTAAAGCCACTGCTCCATCAATGCGCTTGAACTTGCTTCCGAGCTTACTTGGTTGGATATTTCCATTGATATCAATCTTTGCTTGAGTGTTGGCAAGGTTCCACTTTAGTAGCGGGTTGTTGTCATAGATAACCAGCTTGTTTTTTAGATCTGCTTCAAGTTGTTTCATTGGTTCACTTAATGAATAAACACCTTGGCGAACTTTCTCCATCGTAAAACCCATTTCTTCCATTTCTTTGACCCAATAAAGGGCGTTCCATGGATCGTATCCAACCCAGAGAGGACGGATATTATGAACCTGCACCATCTTAAGAAACCACTTCGTCACTAACGAGAAGTCGTTTTGACTACCTTCAGTAAGTGTTAAAAGCCCGTTCTTCAGATAGATATCATAGGGAACCGAATCTTCTTCCATCCGTTTTTTTAGCACATCACTAGGCATGAAAAAATGGGGAACTATATATTTCTTTTCGTCTTTTATTACTAGTAATAAGGCGGCGGTTAGGTCTGTGGTGTTTGATAAGTCGACGGCGCCGATTGCATAGGAATTCTTTAAGCTTGTTATATTAAACCGCTCTTCATTATTTAAGTCATTATAGGTTAGCCAACTTCCACTATCGCTCTGCTTGATGTTGAAGTCTTTACAGAGCATCGTAACCCTGGTCGAGAGGTCGTTTCTTGCTTTGTTCATGATGTCATCAAGGTAGGATTCAAGCTTAACTTTGCCTAGAGATGGATTGGATTTTTGCCATGTTCTTTTATCAAGATAGATTTCTTCTTGCGAGTCCTGGGTATAAAACCAAGGAAGGAGTTTCTCATCACTTATTTCGCCTTTAATCATCTTGCGGCAATAGGCCAGTTTCTTATCAAGGAACCCTTCAGTGACTGTCCCTTCGGTGGTAATGATGAAGATGAGAGGTTCCTTCTTTGTGGATTGGCTCTGCTTAATTGCGTCATAGACTTTCGAATCGGTCATTTCATGAACCTCATCGATACATCCAACTTCGATGTTATAGCCATCTTTGTTCCGGCTTTGAGCCGACAACTTCTTAATCTTGTTTTTCGTCTTGGGTGAGTAGATGTAAAAGATGTTCTTCTTTGAACGTTTTTCACTCCGAAGAGCTTTACTACTCTCTCGCATATTATTGATTTCTTCATAGAGTATGGAAGCTTGATCGTTTGTGTTACTAGCACAAACAATATCCACTCCGCCTTTTGAGAGGAAGAATTCCGCTAAATCGATACCGGCAATGAATGTGGTTTTTCCATTCTTTCTAGCGACGAGTAACACCACTTCATTGAATCTACGTAATCCCGTCGCTTTTTCTTTAAAGCCATAGGCAGTTTGAAGAATAGCTTTTTCCCATAACTCTAAAATAAAAGGTTCACCATTGAATGGCGATTTAGTGTGTTTGCAGAAAGTCTCAATGAACTGGATTCTAATGTTTCCAGCTTTCTCATCAAAGATGTATCGAGGATCATCAAGGTCTTTTACTAGTTTATCGAGCGTCGCTTTAAGTTCTTGGCCTACCGGTATTTTTCCTTCTTTTATCTCGCGATAGTATTCAAGTAGGTAGTTCATGAGATACCTTTCAAGAATTTATCGAGTTCGTCATCTTCTCCACCACTGGTTTTTCCAAGGATGGCATTGATCGTTTTAAGGGTTGAAGAATAAGAAGCAACAAGTTTTGTATAGAATTTAGCGGCTTCACTTTGCCGTTGTTTGCCACTCTTAGTGACTTGCACGGATCCATAACTTGCAATCTGCTCTTGGACGATTTCGAGTTCCATCTTCATGAACGCCATTTGTTGAAGCAGTTCATCAATGAGCGTTTGCTTGCTTTCGTCCAGTGTTTCCAAAGCAAAAAGACCTTTAAGTCTTTTATATTCGTCGTAGACGCATGAGTTAAGTTTCTTCTTCATCGGGTGCCTCAAAGATTGCTTCTGGGCATAACAGCACATCACCCACAAGCTTGATATTTGTGAGATTGGCAAAGACTGTGTTCGTCGGTCGATGTTTGATTAATCCTTCTTCATCACAGATGATCAGCTTATTTTCATAGCGACAAGGGTATAGTTCGATATAGCCTTTGACTGCGGTTTGAAGTTCTTCGAGGGTAAAGTATTTGTCTTTAGGTTTCAGTGTTTCAAGCGTTCCATCTTCTTTAAAGTGGAGTGCATACTGTGGTTTACGAGTGCCTTGATAGATACGAAGGGGAAGGACGTACTTAGCATTACAATCATCACAACACGCCTCGCCATGAAATGGAGCGGGGTTATTACCATATTCGCTAAAGGGCTTTTTGCAGATTGAACATATTTTGTCTTTCATATTCTTACCTTCTTTTCACTCATGACCTTGTCATATTCTTCTTCGACGATTTTGCGAATCTTGGCACGTTCTGAGGTGTTTTTTTTCTCGTTGATTTCCGTATAAGTGAAGGTGATTCTTGCTGTCTCATCTTTGACTAGTTTCTTTTCGACTTGTTTCAAGATGACGTTGACTTCGTTTAGGGAATCCATTTCACCCGAGTAGGTGGTTTTGTTGGTTAGTTGATAAACATCAATTTTGTACTTATATGGCATTTTCAGTTTCTCCAATGATTTCATGAAGTTCTCGTTTGGTGTATCGAGTTTTACCAGTTGTTTTGATGTGGTCTTCAAGCTTCTTGATCTGGCCGTATGTTACCAACCCCATATTGTTGCGGCGTAGTTCCCGGAGGGCATTGACTCCGATATTTAAGTCTTCGCGACTGATGCTGATGGATTCGACTTTGGTTCCGTCTTTTCTAACTTCGGTTAGGGTAATCTTCTCACTCATTTTTGTTCTCCTTTAGATACTTTGTATCTAACAAAACAAATACCACATAAACAAGATAAATCCAGTTAAAGAAGAATTGGTTCAGTAACTGGATGTTGTGTTCCGTTTAAGCGAGCCACGATAAAGTGATTTGGAGTCAACTTTAGAGCGTGGGGAGCGAATTTCAGTCACGTAATCTTCTAACGGTCGTTTCGTTTACCACTTGGGTATCCTCTATGAGAGAGAGTGTCGTCCCTGTTCGACTCTTACTGTGATTTTACTTATGGATTTAAATTCATTTAAGGGTCAAACTGAAGACTCTATTTTCTTCTGGGCGAAACTCTCTCACGCGCGGGAAGGGGGTGCATTTTGAAATCGTTCCAAAAGCAACAAAAAAACCGACATCGGAATATCGGTTTTCAAAAAATTGGCTCGACGTATTTTGGATGTGGGGGGTGCGGTGTGGGTGTACTAGCTCAAATTTGAGGTGGGGGGAGTAAGTCTTGCTTCTGATATGTAAATGATCCGTTAGGTTTTAATTCAACTAATTGATGGCATGTGACAACAACATTTTTGTTCTTTCTTCGTATCTCTTTTGCAAATGAAATAAATAACCGATCAGAAGTATTAATGCGTAGTGATTTAAGCAATTGAACACCAGAATCGCTAAAAACATGTGCTGGGATTTTGAGGTCAACAACACTCTGTGAATTATTCTTAATGTTCAATACTAGTTTATTGTTTAAAATTGATAATGTTGAATTACCATTTACTCTCGGGGTCCATGAAAGATTTAAGTCGGCTTTAATTAAACCGATATCAGCCATATTTGTCAAATCTCGTATAGATACGAGACTTGAAATGTCTTTAGGAACATATGCACTGTCGCCAACAATTACTGCATACTTAGCAATTGAAGTGAATATTTTAGCCTCACTGACAGACATGTTTTTGATTATGTCCAAGGTACGTACAGTAATCGAATTAGGATTCTTTGTTTCTTGAACAAACAATTCTGACCAGATTTGTTGAATTTCATCTGAACTAATCTTTTTTGCTTCTTCAATGTATTTAAATAGGAAATCCTTGTTAGGTTCGTTTACTTGTAAAGCTTCCGTAGACAACTCTTCTTTGATTTTCATCATTATTTTCGTAAGGTTTTCTTCAGAAATTTTTTCTGAAGTAACCGCAATTATCTTCATGATTTCAAGTATTTTTGCATTCTCCTGATTCACATATACTGTCTGACCTTGAATTGTCGTAATATTTCCGGTATAGGAGTGATCTGTGATTTCAATTTTTTTAGAGTCGTTATTTGATTTATTAATAGTTAAACTGTTGGTAAAAGAGTATGTAGAGACTGCTCCGGAGAAAACAGAAATAATATTTAAAATAATATCCACGAAATAATCGAAATCTAACGATACTTGCAATGAAATCGCTGTGCCACATACTAGAGTAAGAAATAGAGCGATAAAAAATTTTGTCTTTGATCTAATTTTAATGTTCATAGTGATACCTTTTATAAATTATATCACATACTGTTATTAATTAAATCCGCCAATTTCATCCATTTTTATTTGTGAAAAATCCAGTATTTTTCTAGTTTCATGATTTTATTTTTTTGTGTCTTCTCTAAAAAAATTACTTAAGTCTTTTTTTGCTTGTTCAAGACATATTGTTATTTTCTTATACTCTCCCATCACGTGGTATATGTAGGCAATCTTCAGTTGGATGTCGTAGCTTGCGTGTCGACTGCTTCTGGCTAGATACTTCATGCCCATTGCTTTATCTTGTTCAATTTGATAACCACAAAGATACATCCTTGCAAGGACATACTCCGCTCGTGGATAATGCTTCTTATCGGCAAGCGATTTTACAAAGTCAGCATCATCCTTTGTGATTGAGGTCTTGCCTAACCTCTTTTCGATAGTGATCAGTCTAACCACTTCGTTAATTTCGTCTCTTAGTTTTTGATTCATAAAAAACCCTCCTACTAATAAATAGGAGGGAAAACGTCAATTTGTTTCAAATTTTCTAAAAATATATTAATAAGGCTCAATGTTTCCATCTTTATCGAACTTTATTCTTCGTCCTTTTCCATCCAGTTCATCATGAATTCGCTTATGACAGCTACGACAAACGAGTTGTAGGTTTTCGTTATCAATACTGATTTTCGGGTTATTCATATTGGCTTCATTCAGTGGAATCTTATGGTGTACGATTTCTCCAACTCCACCACATACTTCACATAGATATCCGGCACTAGCCATTTTATAATCCCTGGCTTTTTGCCACGAAAGAGAATTATAGAATCTTTGGAGGCTTTCAGTTTTTGCCATTCGAGGATTTGCTTTCCTCTTTGAGTCTTCTTATCACTTCTTCTGATACCTCTTCCCAAGGATAACCAATATTCCCAAAGTGACCGTATGCCGCAAGAGGTTGATATGTTTGCTCTTTGAGTTTCAACTCCTTGATGATATTTGATGGTGCAAAGTCAAAGACTTTGTTGATTATCTTTCGAAGTTCATCGTTACTAAATTTGCTATTCTCGGCTTTTACATCGACCATAACTGGGAATGGCACTCCAATTGCATATGCGACCGATACACGGCAAGAAGTGGCTAAGTTGGCTTTGACGATGGCTTTAGCGACATACCTAGCAAAGTAAGCACCGCTTCTATCGACCTTTGTATAATCTTTTCCTGAATAAGCGCCACCACCATGTAGAGCTAGAGTTCCGTAACTATCGACCTGGAGTTTTCGCCCAGTGACACCACTATCGGCATTAGGTCCTCCAGTGACAAACTCTCCAGTAGGATTAATTAGAATCAATGTGCTTGTGTCTGTTAAATCGCTTGGTAGAACTTCTTCAAGAACTTCAAGAATATAGGGCTCGTATTCTTCACGGCTGATTCCTGGTTTTGTCTGAGCACTCACGACGACTGTAGATATGTGTCGTGCTTTATCACCATCATAGACAATTGAAACCTGGCATTTTCCATCTAGTCCGAAGATGGATGAATAATGGCGGTTTACTTCATCCATTCGCTTGGCAATGTTTCTTGATAAGACGCATGGAAGAGGTAAACACTCTTTCGTTTCGTCTATAGCGTAACCATACATGATTCCTTGGTCGCCAGCTCCGAGATTATCGACTCCGATTTTGATATCGTTTGATTGCTCTGACACTCTTACGATGATTTCAAAGTCATCATTGTATCCGATTTCTTCAAGAATCCTTTTAGTTTCTTTTGCGTAATCAATCGAGTAGTTACTCGTTACTTCTCCGGCGATAACAACGAAGTTATCTTTGATAAGGCATTCGATGGCCACTCTTGAATCTTTATCGTGAGATAAAAGAACGTCAAGAAGTCCATCGGCTATCTGATCACATACTTTATCGGGATGTCCTTTAAAGACCGCTTCACTAGTTTTGACTTTCATTTTCTTCTTCCTCCAACTTAAAGTATTCGATTTCGGCTAATGGGATTGTCTTTCCATCACGCACCAAGTAGGCATCAAGGATGTCGCCTGTGTCTTCAAGATATCTTTTAACAATGACATCAACGTAATGGCGTTCGAGTTCGATTAGTCTGGCTTTCCGGTTTAGTTGGTTCGCAGCTATTAAGGTTGAGCCACTACCGCCGAATGGATCCATGACGATTTCGTCTTTTCGACTCGAATTCTTTATAAGCGTTCCGAGTAGATTTATCGGTTTCATCGTCGGGTGCAAGTCACACTTTGCGGGTTTGTTCTCATTGATGACTGTCGGTATAATCTTCGAATAAATATCTTCAAGCAAGGTGACGAGTTCATCCTTTTTCATCGCCTTGAAATCTAGATAAGGAGTGTCGATGACGGTCGACTGTGTGCGATCATTCACAAAGTAATGGGCTTCACCTTCTTTAAATGAATAATAGATGGCTTCGTGTTTCCATTGATAATCCTGGCGGCCAAGCACAAATGTATTCTTGTTCCAGATGAGTTGTTGCCTTGGTTTAAGGTTTACTTTCCGAAGTGCCATATCAAATTCGACAAGAGAAGAGGAGGCATGGAACACATATGCTGCACCGCCCTTTTTGAGCGATTTCTCGATATTCGTGAAGGATTTGCTGAGGAATTCGACAAAATCATCGCTATCCATGTGATCATTGAGAATCTTACGATTATCGAAGACATCGTTTGCATCACCTTTCGCACCGACATTAACGTTATACGGTGGATCAGTGACAATAAGGTCGATTGCTTCACCATCAAGAACTCTTTCAAAGTCTTCAATCTTAGTGGAATCGCCACAAAGTACTTTATGTCGTCCAAGGAGATATAAGTCTCCAAACTGTGAGAATGGTTCGTCATTTAACACTTCATCGATGTCGAAGTCATCCTCGTGCGTTTCTTCGTTATCTTCATCGGTTAATTGATGTTCAAATCCGAAGATACTCATGTCGAGATTTAGTTCAGCTAGTTCTTCTTCCAGTTTCTCTAAGTCCCAAGTGGCTAGTTCGCTCGTTTTGTTATCGACAAGACGAAAGGCTTTGATTTGTTCTTCGCTTAAATCGTCAGCGACGATGCACGGGACTTCCTGGAGTCCGAGCCGATGACTGGCCTTATATCTTGTGTGTCCGGCGATAATCACATTATCTTTTGTGATAATGATAGGTACTTTAAAGCCAAACGCTTTTATTGAATTAGCGACAGCTTCCACTGCTGCTTCATTATTCCGGGGATTATTCTCATATTCACGTAGATTACTAATCTTCTTGTTTACTATCTCCATTAATCCATTCCTCGTTTTGTTTTTCTAATCGCTTTTCTGCAAGGTCGAGTTCAAACTTTTTATCGCTATAGTCTTTACCGAAATAGATGGCTAGGATGAACTTCGCGGCACTGATGTCTGGCAAATGTTCTTTGGTGTGCTTGATGATCCGTTTTCTTGTACCACGAGGTGTTTCTTCGATATATTGGTCTTCATCGATGGTCTTTCCTCCGTTAGCACGTTTAATGATGTTTGCAATCATCGAATCCTTTAAAAGGTTCTTACCGCCTTCATAGGCAAGGTTCACATCACTACGATCACTTTTCATTTTTTGAAATGTTCGAAGAGCTATGCCGAGACTCTCCGCTATGGACTCTTCGCTGATGCCAACACTTGCAAGCTTCTTGATCAGTTCCAATTTGTCCTTAATGACACCTCTAGACTTCCATTCCAGATAGATATTCTTTCTCATGTAGTTCAACTCCTAACGATAAGTTGAATACTACGAATTTTCGCAAGGGAATGAATTCCCATAGGCATGGCCAGTATTCTATGCAGAAAAAACCACGATTTTTCCTTTCGTGGTTAGTTTATTATCGAATGACTGTCATTCTAATGGTCAAACTGAAGACTTTTTTGGCGAATCGTATCGTGAAATTTATGAATTTCTACTAATCAAATTGGATATAGTGCTGATATGATGGGTTATATAGTCGTTTTATACTTGTAATGGAGGTTACAAAATATGGAATTAGAACATTGGATAAGCTTAATTGTCGCAACCGTTCCTTTTTTAGCGGCAATAATAGTGTTTTTGCTAAATATGGGAAAGGAACTCAAGTTTAAGAAGTTGGAACAAAAAACGGATTTGTATTTGAGGTATATATCCTCATCGACAAACAAGCTTAATCCATCTGAACAAAGAGAAATATTTTATAAAATGCTTCTTACTGGAAGCGATGAAGTAATAAACATTTTGAAAGAAATTCACTTTCCATCCGAAGAGTTAGATGTCAATTCAAAAGCTGATTTAATTCGTAAATTACTGATAGCCATGAGGACAGAGTTTACAAGCAAAAGAAGTGCCAAAATACTCGCTTGTTTCCCTGAAAAAGCATTTAAATAAGATCTTTTGTATATCACAAAAATGATTTCTGGTTTCGTAATCACTGTGTGCAAATGAACTAACTAATTTCTCAAATTTTAAGTAAGGGGAGCGCATTTATATGTTTAGGCGTTCACAATGCTTTTCTCGTGTTATCGTCCTACTGCTTGAATTTTCCTAACCGACACCATTACACAACTTATGTTTTCCGTCAATTTCCTAATCGTGTTGCCGTTCACAACGGTTATCTGCCAAATATTATTCTCTAAAAAATCTACTTAAAAGTTTTGTTGAGAAAGAAAAAAATGATTGTATTTAACAATCTCATAATCTTCATAATCACGAGTTAAGTTTTTTTGATATTTCCGCTAAATTATCTTCATTTAATATTGTGTATACATGCATTGAGATGGTTGGCTTTTTTTGTTCGACATCTTTTAAATCAAAACTCACAAAACCGGCATTAATATTGACGTTATTAATTTTAAGAAAATAAAGACTATTAATATCATAACGTGTGATAACAGTCATGCCTCGGCCTTTCTTTTCTTTAACAGCATCATAAAGAAGTTTCACTTGAGTTCCAGTAATCTGAGCATTTAAAGAGTTTAAGGTATTAATTAAGTTCGTAGGTGTAAAAGTCGAAGAATGATTTCTTCCGGCCATTCTAATCTCGGAACCAGATATATCAATATTATCTAGTAAATATTCTGTTGGTAACGCAAAAAGTTTACTAGAGTTTTGAAGTAAATATAAGTCAATCTTCTTTGTCTTAAACGTTGAATCTACAAGTTCTTCTGCAGTTACTTTATCAATGTCTTTACCAAATTTATAATTCCGACCAATTTGATTAAAAACAGTTGTCTCACTGTTAAACTTGTCGATAAATTTCAAAAAAGCAGGATATTCTTCAACGATTTTTTCAGATGGTATAAGTTTTCCGTCTTCACCATAACTGAGGTCAAACTCGCCCATTTTGGCTTTTGAGTCTTTTATTTCAAGCCTAATTCGATAACCCTCATTTACGAAAATGGCATCAATTGATGCTGAGTCACCATACTGCAAAAGAACAACTCCCTGCTTATCACCATGATAGATATACCTTGGATATTGAGATTCAAGTTCTCCACCTTTTGCTTGAATAAGCGAGCGAAGAAGGTGAGCCGGCACATTTTCTACTTTCTCATCTGCATCAATAAAATGGTCTAGTTTTAAAAGGTTAGCAATCGTTTGAATAATAAAACATTCATTTAAAATAGAAGGTTGTAATCCTTGCCTTTTATGGAATTGCTTTTCGAATTCTGCATTTGCCGCCTTGGACAAATCCAAAACTCTTCCAAGTTTGCCAATTTCGCAAATAAACTCTGAATAAGTGTCTGTTATTTGAAAATTGTCCTTGTAGAATGTTTCCAAACTTTTAATTTCTTTTTTGGAAGCAACTATTGAAGTCAATTTCCCGTTGTTATAAATTTTATTAAACAACAAAATAAGTGCTTTATTGCTCATCTACCACCTCATAATTTTTATGAAGTAATTTCATATCATCAGCATATTCTGGAAATAGTACTTCATTAATTTTATCTCTATATTCTGCTGGAAACTTAATGCTTTCTTGTCGTTCTCCTGCATTAACTTTATATGAAACGTAATCCTTCTCTTTTTCAATCATTGTAGAAACTAAGTCCTCAATATCGATAACTTTTTCCAACATTTTTTCATCATAAGGAATCGAGAAAAGATTACGTTTTGTAAAGGTTATTCCACCATCAGAAAATCTCCACCACATGTAAGCATAGCTGGAATTAATTAGTGAATAAAGCAAGTCAAACGATTGTTCATCTTTTGCGTAAATTGTAAAGTACCCTTTACGTTCCAATGCTTTTTTGCTTGCTAATGTAAAATATCGTGCCGAGGTCGATACATACAATTTGTATTCCGGGTTTTGCAAGGACGGTTCAAATTGAATTAGGTCCGATATATATTTTCGTTCGTTTTCTGTTTTGGTTTGTGCAATTTCCTCTAGCATTGGTTCCAATTCTTTGAAGGCCTTAATTGGTTGTTCGTCAAATTTCTGAACTTGGTTTCCCAGTTTGCTACGCAAGAAATCAAGATTGATTACTTCGCCTCTTTGATCGTTTCTAAATCTAATTAGATGAGTCAACTTAAAACCTTGATGACCATTGCTTTTAAGAGATGTGATCGATGCTCTCACTCCATTTGCAGAGTTTGTATTAAAAATGCCTTTTTTCCTTCCGTTAAACAAAGTGCCAGGCACGTTATCAAAGGAGAAAATTTCACCATAAAATTTTTCACCTAGTTTTTTTCTTAATTTGGAAAATTTGCTTGCAACAAGATAAGACTGTGGTGATACGATGACTGCGTTCTTACAGTAGTTCATGATTTTGTTCATAAACCCTGCATAAAGGTCTTTTGCTTGCAACAGAACTTCATCAACATTCCAGTTCTTCCCAAATTGCTTAATCAACGAATATGGAGGGTTTGTTATCACTGAAATTCCTGGAGGAAGCGAAATTTTCTTATCCAAAAAGTCTCCACTTATGACATTGACTTTTTGAGAAACTTTTTTTCCAAGAAGAATATCAATTTTTGCTAAGCAAATATCAACTGCAAGAGAATCAATGTCATAAAGATATAATTTACCTTCGAGTATGAAATCGATGGGGTCTATATTAGTTTTTTCTTTAAGAGAAGACAGCACCTCAATAATCAAGTTGCCGGTGCCACAACCGACATCTGCAATGGTCTCAATTTCGTTTTCTAAGAGTAGTTCTGTCATCACAAGGCAAACATCTTTCGGAGTATAATACTTGCCCATGTCCTTTTTAGCAATTTTGTTTGAGTGAGCTAAACCAATTTCGTAGAGTTCTCCAAGATTATCAAAGCTAAGAAGTTCGTTTTCTTGTAATTGATCAATAGTCTTATTTGAAATGAATTCTAAAATATAAGCCCATGTTTTTATAAGACCAAAAGAATCAATTAATTTTTCGTACGCATCAAGGGTGAAGGATTTAAAATAATCTGTGATTTTTTCGCTGTTCATAATCATTCTCCCTTCCATTAGTTTCCAACATATTATATACGAGATTCAATTTTTTGTACTCAAATAATAATTAATAATTATTAATCAGCATGAGTTGTTTAACTGTATTTATTTAAAATTGGCGACGTATTTTTTGAAGATTAGTATTAATTTGTTTCCAGTGTAAACATAACATATGTTTGATATTTTTTCCACTTCTTAATAATTGTGTTATCAATAATCTCGTTAGGCTTAATTCAGAATATCTTTTTTTATAGACATATTTCAATCTTCATTGCTTATATTATTCGGTAAAAGTGTATTTTGCTTTATCCATTGCAGTAAGAAAATATCCAAACTTATTTTTTATTACTTCTTCTTCCACATACTTACTTGTTAATCGTTCTTTGTACTTGTGAATGAAGTATTGAACATAGAGCTTAAAGTCATCAAATTCGTATCCGTTTTCGCCAATAAACTTTTCGAAATATCGATCGTATCGGAAATACTGTCTTTTATCTTTTACGGTTAAATAACCAGAGTTTATAAGATATCGGGTTAACACATGATGTTTATCAAAGGTGACTTTATCTTCTAACTCGCTAATTTTATCTATTTTATCTAATAAATCTATTTTATCTAATATATCCTTTGTTATCTCTTTGTTATATATATCTTTATTATTGGGTACATTTTCTGTACACCCCCCCTGTACACTTTCCGTACTACCACCGTCCATTTTCTGTACTGGTAGTACATTTTCTGAACGGGTATAAATATTCGGTATAATTTCATATTCAACAAGACGAATATTACCTTCATATCGTTCGATTTTCTTTACAAGATTCATGTCTATTAATTTGTTAATAATGTCAAAGACAGATGTCCTTGATTTTAAGGATAATCTTCGTTTGATATAGTCGATAGACGCAAAAAGAGTTCCCTGGTTATCTTGGGAATAAGAATATATGAGAGCGTACATTCTCAGCTCGTTACCTTTAAGCCCTAACTTTGTCATCCAGTAGAACTCTATGAGAAAGTGATGATCACTGATTTCTTGTTTTTTATTCTTCATCTTGCACTCCAAATAATACCCTAAACATGGCTTTAAGAACGCTTACGACGACGGAATTACCCGCAAGGCGATATAATCCCGTTTCGCTGATTTTCCCGTCTAAACGCATGAAATCATAGCTACTCCATCCCATGAGTCGAAAGCATTCTCTAGGAGTTAGTCGACGAATTGCCACGAGATTATCTTCATTTTCTACCACCACTCCAATATCCGCTGCACTAGTTTTCAAGGTTGGAATTGAATCAATCTGAACGACACCACGTTTTTGATGGGGGCGGTTAATATAAATACCATCACCAACTTTGGCTTTCTTAAGTCCTGCTTTCGTCGCTTCCGGGACAAGGATGAAATTATCAAAGGGCGAGTTCCCACTACCAGTAGTAAGTGTGTGAGCATACTTAGCATTACTTTGATGGGGTCTAAACCTAGTGCCGCGGACGAATCCATTGCGGTCTTTCATATCTGTGTAGTAAAGGAAGTTTTCGGGGCTCACAAAGTATTTGTCATCGACATCTTCATCAAGGTAATCAGCTAATTTCTTACTTGGTTTCATCTTCTTTGGGAAAGTGTAGGGTTCGTCACCGATGATAGAAACCATAAAGAGTCGCTTACGATTCTGAGCGACTCCATAATCTTTAGCGTTTAGCACCTGGTAATAGTTCTTGTATTCAAGACTTTCAAGGAACTTCATCCACTCCTTGAAGTGTTCGATGTAAGTCTTTCCCACTAGTGTCGGAACATTCTCTAAGATGAGATATTTCGGAAGATGATCGCAAGCTAGTAGCAGTCGTTCGATTTCCCACAGTAGAGATGATGATGTTTTAGAATCACGATCCATTCCCCTCATACGACCGGCAATCGATATATCCGTACAAGGGAATGAGTAGCACCACAAATCAGCTTCGGGAGTCTTCTTTATCTTCTTAACATCGCCAAGGACTTTGGTTTTCCCATGGAGTATTTGATAGGCCTTGATTGCGTCTTTATCGATTTCTGAAATGCCAACGACTTCGTGTTCAATATCCAGTTCTTTTAGGGCTTGATGATATGCGCCTATGCCTGAAAAAAACTCTATAATTTTGAGCATGTTTTCTCCTTAATTACACCAGTGAACGGCTATTGATTTTTAATTTCTCAAATTTTCCGTATATCGACTTAATGACGACGAGCATTTTCCGTCAAGTTCTTAACGGTGTTGCCGTTCACTAGTGTTATCTATTTTTTTATGTGTTTTTATTCTTTTGTTTTTTGATAGTATTCTCGGCACTTAATTTTTCTTGAAATTCTTCAAGTGATTCTTTGGTCACTCGATAGGAGTTTCCAAGCTTAAAGGCTTTGAGTTTTCCGCTTGCGATATAGTTCCATACTGTGCGGTTGGATACCATGAGGTATTCCGCTATCTCGGCCAGTGTGTAGGTTCTTCCAAGGTCGCTCATCGAATGCCACCTCCATACTTTTTATCAATTAAGGACTCAATGAGTTGGATGCCTTTTTGTAGCACCAAGACATTCGTAACTACCTGGCTTTTGGTTAGTTTTGCTTCACTGGTCACAATGATGCGAAAGTAGTTCTCTTTGACGAAGTGCGGCTTTGGTTGATCATTATCATCAAAGACACCGGCAAGGCGAAGAATCTCACTGATTGCACTTGGTGAAGGCGGTTTAGCATACTTTAACTTAGTTGTAATGTTAACAAAGTTAACGGGATTAATTCTTGACCCGAAAATGGTCTTGATGGTTTTTATGTAGGGCTCATAGGTTCTCTCTTTAGCTTCAAGAACCTCGACCTTTGATTTCAAGATATTACGTTCTTCAATGAAGCGTTCCCGGTCTTCCATTGATTCAAGGTCATTGGGAGTTAGGTTATCAATGTTATGTTCGCGATCAAACTTATGTTTCATCACTTGGGTAAAGAATTTGAATCCTTCTCCAGAGCGATCGAGTTCAGATAGATTTTTAAACACTTCAAAATCAATTATGTCAATCCGTTTATCATGTCCATCGATATTAACGGTGATTCGTTCGGTAACGACTAAATCCTTTACTTTGGGATCATCATGTTTGAGTTTGAAACGCTTTAAGACTTCATGAAGGCTAAGAAGTAGTTCACCTTCTATGACTGCGACTAGAACTTTCGGGAAATCTTTTAGATAGAGGTAATAGACTGAACGTTTAGTCATTTGTTTTCTTGTCCTTTCTTTGACTTGAATAGGGCATCGGAAACGAGTTGATTCGTATTCGAGCCGAGACCTTCCACCATATGCGAATATATTTGCGTTGTGGAAATGTTCTTGTGACGCAGTGCCTCCTGAGTCTGGAGAATGCTCGCTCCTTGTAAAAGGGCTGTCGTCGCAAAGGTATGACGCAGTGAGTGGACACTGTAGGCTCGGGAATTGTAACCAATAGAAATCAATAAATCCTTGATCTGAGTTCTTATCATTTTTGTCGATAATCGCTTTCTAATTCCGTTCTTCGGTTTAGTTAAGAATAAGGGTGTGCCACGGTCGTCATCTGCAATGGAATTCGTGTCGATGGTCACTAGATACTCTTGAATAGCACTATAGGTTTCCTCCGATAGTTTCACGAATTCAGCTTTTGAATCTCTTCCTTTTCCTTGGATGTGAAGCACCGCTTCGCCTTGAACATTATCGATGTCATCAATGTTTGCTCTTTCGGCTTCAATGCTTCGAATTCCAGTGGTTAGGAAAAGAACAGCGAGGGCATAATCTCGCTTTCCAATTTCGTTTACAGCTTTCTTCTTGGCTTTGTTAAGTAGTTTGATCGAGTCTTTGATGGAAAGCGGCATTCTCTTAAATGTCGTTTCCACTTTGCATCCGCGGACTTGATAACTGATGTCATCGTAAACACCTATGAATTTAAGATGTTTAAAGAATCCCCGTAGCACAACGATGTATTTTTGCACCGATGCACTTCCAAGATGCTTGAGACTAAACTCTTTAAAAGCGAGTAGGTCATTCCTTGTTGGCTCAAGAACTTGTCGCTTTTCAAGAAACTTAGCAAAACTATAAAGGATATTTTTGTATCCGATTTTGGTGTTTTCTTTTAAGTCTATGTAACTTAAGTAATTGGCAATCTCGTCATTAATGTTCATGTGTATCAATCTCGTTTCTACCAACTAGGTACCATGGTTCGCTCGTGTACCCGAGTTCTATTCGACGTCTTTGGTATTCCGCTTCACGCACGACGAGCTCTTCGACGCTCACTTTTAGTTCTTTTGCTAGCCGAACATAAAGCAAGGCACTCATACGATGTCCTCTTTCGCCAGATTCGAGTTGATAATAGTTTTTCTTATCAAGATAAATACGGTCCGCTAAAATGTCAGTTGTCAGTCCAGCTTTGTACTTTAAATCAATAAGATACGTGCGCATCAAAGCTCTTTTTTTGTTCTGATGGGGTGCATCTTTGCTTCTGATTTCTTTCATTCATCTCTCCTTTTGCTCTAATTCTATCGAGAGGTATTGAATGAAAAATCACGAAACAAGTATTTAATCTTCTTGTAATGCTTAATAAGACATATTTGCATTTATTCGGTAATTATCCGTTTGCCTATGCTATAATCAATTTGTATTTATATTATTAGATATTACACTAAAAGGAATAAAAACATGGAAAGAAATGATGAATATGGTGCCAATTTGCTTAAAATTATTGGCGAAAGACTGAAATATCTTCGTAAGCACTATGCTGTTCAAGTGGAGCGTCTCACTGAAGCTTTGGGCGTATCCCGTAATCAGTACTATCTCTATGAACAAGGAGTGAGTTCAATCAGCGTTGTTGGTCTAAAGCGGTTGGCCGATTTTTATCATGTCAGTTTGGAGTTATTGACAAATAATCATCTACCCGAACTAGGGTGTTCGACCTTCTTCCACTGCTATGCCGCTGACGCTCTTGATGAGCTTGTTAAGACCAAAGAGGTATTCATCTCTAATCACAATGACTCACTGCTCATGATCAAAGCCAAGGATAGGTTCATGCTCTTTGAGACGATGCAAAACTGCCCAACCATTAACGGTGTTTATTTCTTTGAACATAACGGTGCCAAGAAAGTGGCTGAGTTATTATTTGTCGGTGATCCGTCAGATAAAAACGGAATCGTCCTTGTTTTGTTTAATAAGGACAATCCAGTCAGCATGAAACGAAAGGATCTCTTCATACTAGCTCGCCATGTCGGCGACTATGTCGAGACCATTCCTGGACGCTTTATTGAACAGTAGTCTTCAGTTTGACCCTCTTATTACGCACGTACATAAAATAGAATGAACCTGGCTCAAGATTAAATAAGTCGTTCCTTGTTCTTAAAAGGAGCAAAGAATGAATCCAGATGTTCAACACAAACTAATTCGACATGCTTTAACCCTTCTTTTTGTGAAGGGTTTTTTAAGTATTGAAGAATATCTTCAAATGCGCGATTTCATTATCGGTAATCAAATATTTAAGTTATAAAACAAACAAGCGAGTAATACTACTCGTTTACGAAAGGAGTAATTCAAGACATGACGAAAACTATTGAGGTGATTATGCCGCATAAAATCGACACTTCACTTACAAAAACTAACAAAACAAAATTGCGGGTTGCGGCTTATGCACGTGTATCCACTGATGAAGATGATCAAGTAAATTCATTCAAGTCTCAAATCGATGAATACACCGAACGCATTACCTCTAATCCCGATTGGGATTTTATCGGTATGTTTGCGGACAAAGGCATCACTGGTACGCAGACCAAGAAACGGCCAGAGTTCATGCGAATGGTTGAGTTAGGAATGGAACGCAAAATTGACTTAATTCTTGTTAAGTCCATTTCTCGTTTTGCACGTAATACAGTCGACGTTCTCACGACCGTTAGAGAGTTAAGAAACCGGGGATGCATCATTTTCTTTGAAAAGGAAAACATCCGTAGCGATGATACCAAGATTGACTTCGTTCTTACGGTTCTATCAAGTGTTGCCCAAGAAGAGAGTCGCTCGATATCGACCAACGTTAAATGGAGCATCGAAAAGAAATTCAAGAACGGCATCGCCCACCTAACTAGGATTTATGGTTATCGCAAGGGTGAAAATGGAGAGTTGGTTATTGAAGAAAGCGAGGCCACTATTGTTCGCCTCATCTTCTCTTTGTTTATCGAAGGCTATAACATCAATGACATTGTCAAAATTCTCAATGACCGAAAAATACCAACGCTTAAAGGTAAATCGTGGCTATACTCCACTGTTCGTGGACTTCTTAGTAATGAGAAATATATGGGTGATGCCATATTACAGAAGACTTGCACTGTTGATTATCTAACTCACAAGCAAGTAAAAAATGATAATATCGAGCCGAAGTATTATGTGACAAATCATCATGAAGGCATCATCAAAAGGGACGAATACGAAACCGTCCAATCGATGCTTAAGACTCGTCGTCCAAATCAAATAACAAAGTATCCATTGACCAACATCACCTACTGCAGTAAGTGTCATCGTAAACTCCACCGCCATCTCATCAATCACAATCGTCCAAGTGAATATGTTGTTTTAAATTGTAACCACAACCCGACTGTGTCTATCGATTGTACATATCCTCGTATTTCATATGATCTAGTACTAGGTGCCGTTAAGGATTCTATCCATGAGTTACTTAATCACAAAGATGTTCTAGATGAACTTAAATCGATGCTTTTATCAGTATCTGAACATGATGATACTTCATCTTTGCGTAGCAAACGCCTTCGTCTAAATGCGTTAATCGCCGCAAAAGCAAATGGGCTCAATGAAAAAATCATTTCTGAAGAAAAGGCACTGCGAAAAGAAATTGAGAAGTTAGAAAATAGAGTCAGTTTTTCGGTTCGTAGCAACAATCTTTTGCAAGTGATTGATTCAGTCATTTCCGACCAAGATTTCGTTAATGATTTCTTATTAATAAAATCATTTTACAAGTTGGTGATTGTTAGTCCAGAAGAGCTGGTTTTCGTTATATCTGGTAGCAAGGATACCGAAGAGCTGTCTTCTTGCATTGATGAGTTGAGCGTTATCCCCTCGTTGTTTTCGAAGTTGTACATCGATTACGATCTGCAAAAAGGTATTAAGTATCGGGTGGTTTATCATGTCTAGTGTCAGTGTCATCCCAGTTGATATTGGGTCTGTTGTTCGCAAAGTGAGAGTCGCTATTTACGCTCGGGTTTCCACGAATAATGAGGAGCAAGAAACGAGTTACGAACTCCAAGTTAACGAACTTATTAAGTCGATTGAGGCAAATCCAAACTATGAGCTCACCTGCGTCTTTGCCGATAAAGAAAGCGGCATGGACACAAAGAATCGTCCTTCGTTTAATAACATGATGGACTTGGCTCGTAAGGGCGGCATTGATCTCATCTATACTAAGTCTGTGTCTAGGTTTGGGCGCAACGCCATTGAGGTTCCGGAAATTATCCGAGAGCTTCGGAGTCTAGGCGTTAGCGTTTTCTTTGAAAAGGAAAACATCTCCACTCGTGACTTTGCTGATGAGTTTCTGCTTAACATTCTTTCGGGGGTTGCTGAGGAAGAATCGCGGCAAATCTCAAGTAATCTTCGGTGGACCTTCAAGAAGAAAATGAGCAAGGGGCTAAATACTACAGTTAGAATTTATGGGTACAAAATCGTTGATGGTAATTTCATCATCGTTCCTGAAGAAGCGAAGATTGTTAAGCAAATATACGATTGGTACATTGAGAAGGTTTCCTACGCACGTATGATTCATCTACTGCACGAACTTGGTATCAAGTCACCAAAAGGAAACGAGTTCTGGTCGCATAGCGTCTTAGAAAGCATTTTACTTAATGAAAAGTATTGTGGAGACGCACTGCTTGGTCGAGGTCGGGAACTTGCAAGAACTAACAAATGTCTTTTCTACGATGAACCCACTAAGTATCTAGTTCGTAACAATCATGAAGGCATCATCACTCGTGATATGTTTGACTTTGTCCAAGCCGAACGCAAGAAGCGTACGAAGTATCGCCGCACCAATGTTAGTCAGACATTAAAACCAGAATCAAAGTTCTTTTATTCAATGGAAGTCGATAAGCACTTTGTTTACAAGGTAGAGCGTCCAAAAGGCAAATACAATATTCCAGTACTCCTATGCGTTAAGAATGACTTTCGGAAAATGATTCAATATAAGTATGTTGTTGAGGGTATTTCATCAGTTTGTAATCATTTGCTTAAGAATTTTAAATCAATAACCAACTACTACGGTGACATCAAAGCAAATACTCTTGAATCCATGCAAAACGAGCTCACCGTGCTTAATCAAGAACTCGACAGGACAATCGATGCAGATGTGAAATTAAACATCTACAATCGCATATCTGCGCTAAAGAATAATCAGCTAACCTTTGAGAGCATTGAAGACACCCTTCGTAAACTGAAACTCTCGCTACTCGCATTGAGCGATGGTTACGATATCGAAATCGTAAAGACCATCTTCTCCCAAGTCTATGTTAAGGATAATCATTTCTATTTAATCTTTAACCCGACAAATTCACCAATTGATCTATCCAACGACATAAATATTCTTCTTAGTGTAAAAGTGTCTTCAATCGTGAATTACAAAACAACAGAACTCGAATTTTCTATTGTATTAGTGTAG